GCAATAATGGCAATACTCCAAAAATAGTGGATAATAAAGATAACAAAAACGTAACAAAATGAAAAAATTTTTACCGCTTTTACTTTTACTGCCAACTGCAAGTTTTGCAGACATCACTTCGTCAATCAGTTCAAGTATCCAATTAGACGTAGCTGCACATGGTACTACAGCAGATCGGATTGGTAATTCTTATTCTGTTTCTGGTACAGGTGTTACTACGACTGACGGTACAACAGAAGGTTCGGTGGGGGGTCTAGGAGCAGTGACTTCGGGGGTCAATGCTTATACAGCAATTACAGCATCACAATTAACTGACGGAGAAAGTTTCACATATAATGTTTCTCACACAACTGGAGACACTATTGAAACATCTTTGACGGTAGGTGAGGTTAGCCCATTTGGAGACTTAACCAGTACAACTGGAGGCACTGTTGCAGATTTAGCTGGTACTGTTGACAATCATGTCATTTCAGTAACGGCTGGAGGGGCTGGTACTACAGCTACGGCTTCATATGTAACTTCTGTGACCTTGGATTAAATATGAGCTATGCGGAAGCTTTTATTACTGTCTTTTATATATGCTTTACCAGTTAATGCCAATATTGTTCCTAACTTCACCACCGGCACAATGTCATCAACGAGCAATACCCAGACAACAGTTACAGAATCAATTATTTCAAAAGATTATAAAACTGGATATGAGTACACCGTTACAGGTGTTGGGATTAGTGCAGATGGCAAAATATCACCTGATGCAGTGGACGTTACGGGAACGGTAGGAGGACAAAGTTTTACATGGAAAGGAGCAGATATGACAACAAAACCAGATTGGACATTAACAAATCCAACTTCTGGAGATGCCTTTCAATTTGTAGAAAGCTATTCTGCTCCCGGACTTCAAAACGTCACAACCATAAATCGCACCATAGAAACCCAATCGGTAGTAACTTCTACATCTGTCTTTCAATAGCTTTAATGCCGACAGGTGTTTTAGCTAATTCTGTAAGTCAATCAAATAGTGGAAGTGTAACTAATCAAAACTGGAATGTTAATAATTCTGGATTCCATACCAACCAGTACGGAGGCGGTGTTGTTTGCCAAGGAGCGATGATGACTATAACTCCGTTTACTACATTTAATACAAACTATCGTAAGCCTTATAGAGATTATTACTATACACCTGTTTATGATGAAACGGATATTATTGGAGATTTTGATGATGATGGCAACCCTATAGGAGATGGCACGCCAGACAATCCGGGCAATATTCTTTTCATGCAACAAAATTATTCTGGGACAAATAAAGATAGTTTTGCACTTGGAACAGGCATCACATTAAATTTTAGTATTCCTTTGGATAGGCAATATACAAAACAGTGCAAAGAAGCTGCCCAAGTACAAAATGATATAAACAAACAAAAGCTTAAGAACCTTGAACTTGATTGGCATATGGCAAGACTACGCCATTGCGGAGAAAAAAAAATTGCTGGGATAGAATTTACTTCTGATTCTCCTTACTACAATTTATGCCGCGACATCAAGATCGTACCTAAAAAAGGTCAAATTATTCCGCATCAACATTCTTTGACTTCCGAGAAGTAACTTTTTTTATAGCAGTCTTGATAAGGTTTTTGAGTAAATTAGCTATTATGGGACTTGTAGCAGCCGTAATTGCAATAAGGCTAGTGCTGATAATAAGAGGAGGAGATGGAATCCAACGGTCAATAAATCGACTTTCTTCGAATAAGGTAATACAGGTTTTGCCATCTTCTGAAATTTTATGACCTACAACCTTTTCTAACCTATCTTCTGATGCAAACATACCTACTCTTAAATCTTTGTCACCTGGGCATTTTATAAAAAACTCTTCTTCTTTTTTTTCTGGTAACTTAGGTGTTTCTTGGTTGTATTGAACTTGTTCTTCGTTATTAGTTTTTTTCTCTTCTTTTTTAGCTTCAGTAATTGTTATTCTCGTCCTGTCATACAATAATGGTTTAAATGTTGGCATTGAACCACTAGGACAAGAAATAACTGTACCTGTAGGATCATCTTCATATAATGCAGTATTTTTAGGCGAAGCATCTCTGTGATACCTTACACAACCAGGTAATACAATAGACGGTAGTGGTATGTTTAAAACTTGGTATGGATTATGAGTTGGTATATTAATTTTTGGTATTTCTACCTTTGGTATATATATCTCAGGTATCTTTATCATCTACATCTCCAATAGAAATAGACCAGCCATCTTCTCCAAATGTACCTTTTTCTATTACTTTAGGCTTTTTTATTTTTTTATCTAACTCTTCATGATACTTTTTTATATCATTATCAAGTTCTAAATTAAACTTTTGCATTCGCATCCAATGAATAATTTTATCAATGTAATATTTCACAAGTTTTTTTAAAAATCCAAATATCATTTATTGCTCCCACTTACCTTTTGTTTCCCATTCTATATATTGCCTGTTGCGTTGTTCTACAAGTTTCCAGAACCACGCATTTGGGTCATCTGGATTAATTTTTGGCAAAGGTTGTAGTTTTTTTATCTGCTTTTCTAACTCATCAGCCACTAACCAATCCATATGTTTCATAACTTGTCCAAGTAACTGATTTTCAAAAGCTGGACTTTTCATGTATAAAAACACCATGAACCCCGATCCAAATGTAATTCCAGATGTAATTAATGCAAGAACAGCAATAAAACGAGTCCTTATACGACTTGATGTACGCTGTGATTCTGTCATAAGGGTAAAGATTTGCCTGTAAATTTAGGTATTTTATTTTCTATTAATTTTGGAATTTTTTTCTCTATCTCTCCCATTAATTTATTTTTTACATTACGTTCAAATTCTGGACTTGTTACATATTTATATGTAAAGAATCCACCGCCTAAAATTCCTAAAACAAGAATTGTAGATAAGATTGTTAAAACGTCTAAAATTTTTCTATACATATGTTTAGAGAAGCATTTTTAAAAGCATTAGTGCCAATGACTTTAATTACATTTACAGCAATAATGGCATTATGTCCACTATATCTAACTATGAGTTTATTAACTAGACAACTCACAGAAAAAACTACCCCATAGGAATAAATCTTGGGGGATTAGGTCTGTAATATTTTGGAGGAACACAAGGTCTTTTTAAACTGCATTTTTTGGGCTTTCTTGGCATACGGCATACAGTTACACCGCCACTCCCTTTGCATCTTTTCTTTTTCTTTGGTCTACCCTCTGGAAAATGATTTTTTGGTCTATTTGGATTACCTTCTGGAGATACACCAGCTTCAATGATTGTTGGGAATAATAACCCGATCAAAAGGAACGTTGAAAATACTTTTTTTACCACAAAAATAATTAGTAAATATTTTTAATTATAATAATTAACTAATTTGCGTCAAATTATGTTTCATTATTTTTATCTCCTATTATTACTTGACGCATACCTGAGAAAGGAGTAAACCATCCTGTCAGTATATATTTATCATTTTTTAAGGGAGGATTTCCCCTGTGTATATGTGTCCAAGATCCCGGCCAAAGTAAAGCTGTATTTCTTTTTGGTTTCACTCTTTCTCTTTGATATAAAAACTCTGTTTCTCCACCTTCTTCTACATCATTTAAATATATCATCCACACAACAGCCCTAGAAGTTTCGTAATACGATAAATTCTCACAATGCCATTCATGATATCCTTGTGAAGGAGAAGTTTTTTGTAATAAAGTACATGAACTTGTCCATTTCGGAAGTGAACTTAAATAAGGATATTTCTTTATATAACTAATTAAAGTTTTATGAATTAATTGTTCATTAATCCATCTTGCTAAATCAGGAAAAAAAGGTTCAAGAACTACTTGTAAATCTTGTCTGTAATGTTCAGTATTAAAATTATTATCAGTATAGTTTTTACTGCTATCAGCAATTTTTATAAGTTTATCAATATGTTCATCCTCTAAGACATTCTCAAACCGACAAAGAAAATTTTCCAACATAATTTAACTTTATTCTGGTTTTGTAGGCCAAGTAACTGATGATAAATCTAACTCAAAATTTTCATCTAGTTTTGGTGTAGAATTAGCTGGTAAATCTCTTAATGCTTGTCTATAAGTTTTCCATTCATTAGATATTGCAACTCCAGTTTCTTGTGATACGACAACCATCCAATCACTTTCAGAAATCAATTGATTTCTTTCATCACGCAATAATTTCATTGGTTCTGCATTATCTAGTTCAGCAATTTTGTCGTTAACTTGTTTTTCTGTTGGCGGTGTTTGAGAACTATCTAACCATACAATGTCAGAATACTCTGTGCCATCTATATTATATTGATAATCTGTCTCAAGTTGTTCTAATGCGTCAGCTATAGTGTATTTCATAATTAAGTAATAATTTCAATAGCCATAAGAGATGCGCCTTGTTCAACGGTTACACTTGTATTGTTACCGCCCCCAGATCTCTTTAATTTTAAACGATATGTAACATTATTACCACTATGATTTGTAGTATCTATATACGCTTGACCTAATGGAGTAGTAAAAGTAGGGTTACCTTTGTTATGGAATTGTTCTTTTCCAACAGCACTATTTCCTCTAAAAATATTTGTGTAAGCGGAAGCTTGTTGCCCAGAACTGTTACCAGAACGTCTACCTAATGCAGCACCTACAGCAATCACTAGTATGTCTGAATTTGTTGTTACAGGGTTAATAGTAACCTCTATTGCGGTCTGAAATGATGTTGAAGTTGTTGTAAAATCACTATTTCTACGAGTTTTTTCTGCTTTTACTAAAGCATCTTGATCACTAAAAGTAGGTAATGTTGCAATTGATGTACCATCACCAAAATGTATAGTCATAATGATTTTTCTTTTCTTTAATTATATCTTAAACAGGAATCATGGCTATTTTAAATTTTTTACCAGATCTGTTATTAATCATAAATATATCATTTTCTCCTTCTTGTAAAGTCCAATCCCCCCAAGTGCCATCAACTTTGTTTGGATTTTCTTCTCCATTATGAAAGTGCATATCTTGAACATATAAATTCTTCCATCTCAATGATGTAGAACCTAAGTTATAAGCGTTATTTGTCCAAGGATATAAATGTTTAACTTTACAAGAGTTTGTTGTATCGGTTCTAAATACTTCTGTATTATCGCTAAATAATCTTACATCAGCATCATCTTCACAAATAATTGAATTTTCACCATCTCTTGCCTGTATATAAATATTTGCGTTGTCGTTAGATCCAGCATTTCTTATGTAAAGATGACTAGTATGATTATCAATGTAAGATTGACTCCCATTATGATACAATCTCATATCTGCACCAGCCCCTAGACGGACTTCATAACTGTCTTGCCACTCTGTATGCCCAGTAACATTATCATTAGCATCTGACCTGATGAAAC